AAAATCCAGACACTTGAAATACAGCGGAAATAACAGCGGTAATATTGTTCTGGTCAAGAAGTTCCAAGAAGTCATCGTAATCAACATCGGGGTAATTCCTCTTGAATGAGGAATAAATAATGCCGCATTGAATATCAATGACTTTCATTGTATCCGTGTTTTTTATGAATTCCTCATCAGCTATACTCTTAATGTCCTTGTCGTGCCTTTTTAAACTGCCCAAACTTAGAGGCGGCATGACATAGTCATTACCGCCTATTTTCACTGTAGTTCCTTCAAATCTTGCTGCCATTTTCGCCTCCAAGCGTTTAGATTTAAGATTGAGTGCTGATAGTTCTTATGATTTGGGTTGTGTCATCGTTAAAGCATTCAACATCAAACTCAGGAATAGTGAAATCCTCGTTTTTAAAGTCCTGTTTGAATGAAGTTACCTGACATCTTGGGAAAACCGCCGTAACAGTCTTGCCTTGGTAAGAGCTAACGAAGTTAAATTCAAACTCAGGCTGGATACCCATGTCAACATTAGTCAGGTCAGCGGTTGAAGCACCAGCGACTGAAGCGGTGTATTTGTAGTTGATGAAAACAACGTTTGCCTCATCAGCGGCGGCGAATTCATANACTCCACNAGCGGTAACAGTGTACTCAAGAGTGGCGGGGGTTGCCGCAACCCTTGTATAAGGAACTCCGGCGGAATCCGTTACGCCCATGTCCGTGGCGAACGTGCCAGCGTTAGGGGGTGTTACGGTGACTTGAAANGGTNTTNCCGGAACCGCTTGACCTGTTGNGTCAATGACAATGCTGGTTAAAGTGCCTGATGTTAAAGTCCCGCCAATAGTGTCGTTCCATAAAGCGGAGTCCAACCGACCGGAAGCGACTTTTAATTTGACNGAACCTTTTCCCCTTGCTACCCTCTCAGGAAATTGACCCTGACCATACAAGGTCTTGGAATCAAAACTCTCATCCATGGAAAAGCCCTGAATAGTCAGGANTTTTAAGGGTGTTGGGTTTGATACCGTTGTTCCCGTGCTGTCAATCTTTGGAATCGCTATGAGCGTTCCCGCCCCGAAGTTATACATTGCCATTTTTTAATCTCCCTGATAAAGTTAAACTGCTTTTATTAAAATTGGTATTATTGCGAGGGCTTGGTTTCCCAATACTCCCTCATCCGTTTGTATATCGCCTTCTATCCTAGCAATGCTCCACAAGACCTCCAAGGGTCTGCTTGTTATTCGTTAACATCTCAGGAGCCAATGCGTTTTCTATCGCATCAATCAGCGGGTTAAGCTTAATTGACGGAGATACGCTCTCATCCTCCTCCCAAACATACACAATTACATCGGCTTTGAGGGTGTGTACGCTTTCAAGTGATGGGACGGTATTTACCATCTCATTTACCTGATATACAAATAAAGCTGGTTGCTCTTCCTGCGGTACGTCAGAGAGTATCCTTGCCCTGCGGCTCGTGGTGTTGAATCCTCCAATACCAGCCAACTTAGCGAACAAAGCGGCATAAATAGGCTCTCTTGTTATCATATTCTTAAAGCTTTCTTTATTGAGTTGCTTATCTCAAGGTTTATTCTCGACCTCATATCTCTTAAGGCGGAGCGTAAAAACGAACGCTCTGGCATATCAATATCTCTTGTATGCGCTCTAACTGGAAAACCTGTGCTGATAAATTTAAAAGATGTGAATTTACCTTTATTTTTATTNGTATGGCTTCTCGTATGCGCTCTAACACTTACTGTCCCATTAAATCCATACTCATGTATGGCGGCGTATTCAACATCAGTGCCAACCTTTCCAGCCCAACCTCCACCATGTTTAAACGGCTGTCTTACTTTTATTGAGCCTCTTAATCTATTTGTTCTTGTTTTTAAAACCTGTCCTGTCAGCTTCTTTTGCTTTGAGTGTCTCTGAACTATACCTTGGGATTTTTTAATCCCTCTTTGAAGCTCTTTATCAATTCTTAATATCCTCAATTTGTTGTGTTCAGTAAGATTGCTTTCAATGAAAGCCCTTATAATACTCATACCGGAACTTTGCTTCTATATTTCTCCAGCACTATTTTAGAATCACGGTCTAGCCCTGTAGAGCCGTATTCAACCTCGTTCTGGTTAAGTATTTGTCTCTCGTTTAATACCTTTTTTCGTTCTTGTTCCATACTTGAATGAAACCATATCGATACAAACCTGCTCTATATCAGCCGGGACTGTCGAATATCCAGCGGTATAGGAAAACTCAACATTATTAAATCCTCTGGTAAAGCGAGAAACCGTTGTCCTTGAATTATAAGTCGAGCCGTTTATGCTCAACATTCTCCCGTTTCGCCTATAACCTGAATTAGTGCTTAAAATGGATTCTGAGATAACAATGTCATCGACTTTAACCTCCGTTATCGCCGTTACCGGAAAATACTTCAATGCCATTTCTCTTGTACCAGTGCCGTTCCTTGTCTCTGTCTGCGCTTGGGAGATAACGGGCTGTCCGATATAAGTCTCAATAGCCTGACTCTGGGCGGTTATAAGCCTCCCTAAAAGAGCGTCATAGGTCGTGGTAAGAGTGGGAATACCAAGCGACTCTTTAACATTCTCAAGGGTCGTAAGGTCTGCCATTACTCAGCTTTCTTTGATTTCTTCTCCAGCAACTTATGACCGAAGGTATGAATCAATCTGTCAGCGTGTGATTTCTGAACAACAATATAAGAATCGGAAGGTGTATAAACCGTCCCGTCAATAACACAACCACCGTTATGTGCAAGCCCTTCGCCGTCTAAAACGACAAAGCCGTTGGGGCATTTGGGTATAGTCCTATTCATTGACCGCTCCCATATCCTTAAGTGCCGCTACGTGTTCATTTTCTTACAATGATAATTCCGTCCTTTCCAACATAGGAAACTCCATCAACTCCGCAATTCCCGAATATCAAAGCCGTATGGTTTTCAGGAACTCGCCTTTTTAGCCTTTTTCTTCGGAGCTTGCTCTTCCCTTAATTGATTTAATTCATCGTTATTCAGGATGTTGTCATCTAGGTTTATTTTTTTTCTAGCCATAATTTCCTTATTTAAAGCGGGGGCGAACCCCCGCCTAAATTATTAATTAAACGCCCGGCGCAATGTTCTTGATGATGCCGAATGCAGGGGGGAAGTACATTTGAAGAACTCCGTCGAAGTAAACTCCGAACTCTTCTTTTCTGCTGACCTTGGGCCATGCAATCTGATAATATTCCTGTCTTAGCAGTTTCCTGATGATCTGAGGAATGCCGTTAAGCGGATAATCAACCGAATCGCTCCAGAACATAATCATTCCCGCTGGCATATTGGGGTGAACCTCAATCTGCATGGTGGAGTTGGTGATTTTGTTAAAGTATGGGCCGATTCCGCCCACGTTTCCAACAATCCGAGCAGGTGTTCCCGCCGGAGCTTGCATTTGAAAAAGAGGTGCGCCGCCGTTTTTGATAATTAACTCGTTCATGTCAAGAAGAACTTGCGCTCCAACGTACATGAAAGATGGTGAAATTCTGTAGTTGTCCCAGAAAGAAGCTAATGCGGTGTTCACCTCGTTGATTCCACCAGCACCATCTGAAGACAATACCGTACCAGTTCCCGCAACGCCTGTCGCAAGGTCAGCTACATAAGAGCCAGAGCCGGAGGTTAGAATCTGAGGAATAACACCGTCATAAACAAGTGAGTCCTGAGAATTATCAGCGGCGGGTAAAGCTGAAATGTTTTGTGTTCCTGTAGCGGTTGCAGTGATAGCAACAGAGTTAATTGTGGTAATTGCTCCGAGCAATTCAGAACCGGGAACGCCCCAATACCATGCGTAAGCGACCGCACCGTTTTGGATGGCTACCGTGGCATTAATCCCGTGGTCATTAGCACCAGTACCAGCGGAAGTGGTTAAGTTTCCGGCAGCCGATTTCTGAGCGGTTCCGCCTGAGATTGTATCGGATGAGCCGTCCCTATTGTTTCTTGTGAAAGAACCCGTGAGAGCGGCGGTTGCAAGGTTAAGTGTTTCACCCGTTGCGCCGTTGTTTCTGCCAGCGACCCTTTGATATTGCGCCTGAGTCATGCCTACGCAAAAAACATTATAGGATGTGCTGTCAAGCAATGAACCAGAAGCAAGTGCGTCCGCAACAACAGGAGTTCCTGTAGTGCCGAGAGCGAGAGTACTGTTCCCCGCAAGGTCAATCTGCTCCTCTGAAATCATTGTCGCCTTCAAAAGATTTGTTACTGATAAAGCCCTGATGTCCTCAAAGTTCTTGGATGCGAGTTGAGCCTCGTCTGTTACGAAGTCCTCTTTACCAAGAGTTCTGAATGCAGCCAAATGCTCACTGGTTACGGTTGTTACGGCTTCATTTCTGTTACCTTCCGAAACACCGGGGTAAGTCTGCAAGGAATCAATGGCATCAACTGATTTCCAGTTAGCGTTGATATTATACGCCCCTGTTTGCCTTGGTATCTTGTTTCTAAGCGGTGTCATTACCGGATAGAGGTTTTTAGCGGGAATTTCCAGGTTATAAGCCTGTAATCCGGTTGTGGATGTTCCCGGCTGCGACCAACCGGCTTTGTTAATGCTGTCAGTAATGTTTTCAGCCCCTTTCACGAGGTCAAGTGTTTCCTGTAAGTCCGCCATTTATCTGTCTCCTTTATATAAGTTTTGTAATGATATGGGGTTTTGATGAGCCATTTTTACAAGGCTTGCAACGTCATCCTCTTTACCGTTATAGTCGGTTACTTTTGCCATTTCCTTCTTCTCAGACTTCACCACGTCGGCTTCCTTACTCACTGCCATGACAGCAGCTTTAGGAGCTTCAGGCTCTTTTTCA